GCGCACTTGGTGCTACCGAGATCGACGCTACACTCTGGCGCGTACACTTCAAGGATATTTTGCTGCAGGGCCTGCGTGAGACCACGAAGCTCCACGCTGAAAATGTTGCCGCTCAACGGAACCTGCACGTCACCGAACCAGCCGCGCTGGAGCTTGATCTCTCCGTACGTGTCGGGATCTTCCCAGTTGACTAGGCTCAACTGAAACTCGGCGCGGTCAAACAGCCCTGCGCGGAGCGCGCTCTCTGTCACGCCCGCGCTATTCGCCAAGATCACGATGTCCGAGTTGTTCACTGCCAGGGCCGCCTGGTTTTTTACGGCCGTGCGATCGTAGCCAATGTCGGCACGATAGAGGCCGCTGGAGAACGTCAGGTTACGGTCGTGGTCGGTGAACCGAAACACCTGGCCATCTTGGCGCGTGATTCGAATGATCGAGGCCAACGTCGTGCAGACGCCGGCCAAGTGCGCGGTCATCGGAGCCAGAAGGGTCTTCATGGCTTACTCGCCCAGGACTTCCTTGATCGAGATACCAGGGATGGCGCCTGCTTCTACGGCTTCCATCGCGATTGTGAGCATGTCCGTGTCGAAGCGCACGGGGACGTCAAACTCGGTGATGACAGCCACGGTTTCGCCGTTCGCCGGCTCGTTGCCCAAGGTGAAGCTGACGATCCCGGTCGTGGCGCTAACGGTGAAATGCGTAGTGAGTGTCTTCTCGACGCCGTTTACGAACACACGAGTCGTACCAGTGACAGGGCGCGTAATCTCGCGCACGTACGTGTAGATACCGCTCGTGTAGGTCTTGATGATCTGAAAGTCAGCCTCTACGCCGTCACCTGTACCGATAGCTTCTGGGGAGTCAATGTCGTCGTCGCCTATCGTGTAGTCGCTCCAGTCCTTGAACCGGAATGAATGAAACATGCCGGCGCGTGCGTAGAAGAACGCGAGCACTTCCTCATAGAGGTCGGGGCCGTCGATGCCGTAGCTCACGTCGTACATGGCCCGCGCGGTCGACCAGTTACGGTTGCGCTGCTCGTACCCATTGACGAGCGGTGCAATCGTCGTGGAGAACGCAGGGCCGCCTTGCGCGCCCTTTTCCACTTCCTCGGGAAGCCGAACGTCGTGAAACGCCATCAGTTGTTCCTCGCTCCCGCTTTCATCAGGAGACGCTGCTGCCTGGCCGCGATCTGTCCCTGCGAGCGCTGGAACGACTGCGTGTCAGGAGTGACCACGGTCATGTTGAAGTTGATCGGTCGCTGGTTGCGGGCCTGCTGGTTCTTCGTTTGCACGCTCACGCGCTCGCCCGGGGTGGCCCGGAAAGCAACCATCTGACTGTCGACGCCGCCGGATCCGCCCACGGTGAATTCGCCGCCGCGCGCGAAGGCGCCGGCGTTCTGCGTGGCCGGCGGGGTCGGGGGAGCGTCGCCTGCCGGCTTGTTGCCACCGAAGAAGTTTCCAATCATCTGCGCGAGGTTGAAGCCACCGCTGCCCTCGCCGCCCACGCCGATAGCATTACCGAGCGTGTTTGCAATCAGCCCACGGAAAGCCAGGCGCGCGATGTCGCGCTGCAGGCTGTTGATCAGGTCCGTGAAGCTGGCCTTGCCCGTCGTCACGAAATCTAGGAACGCATCTTCGGCGTTCGAGAAGGCGTTCGTCAGCAGCTGGTCGGCGGCACTGGCCAAGTCCGTAACGTCGTTGCGGATCTTCAGTAGGCCGCGCTCGAAGCCGGCCGCCATAGTGGTCTGCGTCTCCAAAAGCTGGATGCGAGCCTCGGCCATCTTCCGGTTGGCCGCAGCCTGCAGCTCCGGGTAGGCTTCGACGACGGCGTTGATGCCCTCGATCGTGGCCTTGTACTGCAGGGCAGGGTCGGTCATTTCTCGGTAGGCGTCCGCGGTAAACTTCGCCGCATTCTGGAATTCCAGCTGCTGCTCGACCTGCGCCTTTGCGAGCCCATCCACCGCGCGCCGGCCGCCGCTCAGGAATTCCACGTACGCTTCCGACATTGCAACTCGCGCCTTGTCGGCCAGCTCCGGATATTTCTCGATGATCTTCTGCAAAATCTCGTTGGTCCGGTTGAAGTCTTCGGATGGCTGACGCAGACCGTTCAGGATCTCCTGGTACTCTTCCTGCGCCTTGTTGCGACGCACCAGGGCCTCGACTTCCTGCATCGCCTTCTGCAGCTCGGAGCCGCTTAGCTTCTTGCCGCGCAGTCGCTCTTCGAATCGCGCCAGGTCGTTCGAGATCTCTCGCTCACGGTTGGTGAGCTGGAGCCCGCGGTACTCGTTGTTTAGCTCACGGACGATTTTCTCCAAGAGCAGTGCCTGGTCCTTCTGTTCCTTCGTGGGATCCTTTACCGCCGGCGACCTGCCCAGCTCCACGATCTGCTGCTTCAGCTCGATTACCTTGCGCTGCGCGTTGGCGATTTGCTGGTTGCTGGCGCCCAACACGGCGCGGCTGAACAGGTTGCGGTCGGCTTCTTTCTCCAAGAAGTTGATGTACTTCTGCAGCTCAGCCGAAAGAGAAATCAGCTTGTCCTGCGCGTCGATGCTGAGCACGCCGAAGTCCTTGAAGGCATCGTTCATTTCCTTCATGGCTTCGCCATTGAATTTCGTAATGTCGCCCTCGAACAGGCGAAACTTGTTGGCCAGCACCACGAGGCCGATGACCGCAGCGCTAATGAGCGCGACCCAGCCACCGAACGTGAGGGCGAGCGCCCCGACCGCAGTCTTCGCGGCAAGGAAGCCCTTGATCATCGTGGCGAGCTTGCCGATGAACAGTCCACCAAGGATCGGAGCGAGAATCTTCACGATCAGGTTGAGGTTGTCGGCGATCACAAGCAGCACGCGAGCGAGGATGCCGCCGGCATTCGAGAAGCGGTTGAAGTCGTCGATCAGGCGAATGACGCTCGTCTGCAGAACCTCGAAGCCCTGTGCGATGGTGGGCGTCGTCTTATCGAAAGACTTCCGCAGCTCTTCAGCTGCGCGGATCATGGCGCCCGTGATGATCTCGGCGGTGATCTTGCCCTCGAAGCCTAGCTGGCGGATCTCGCCGCGCGTGCCGCGCGTTGCAAGGCCGAGTCGAACCATTTCCTTTCCGATGATGTCGGCAACGAGAGGCAGCTGCTCCAAGACGCTGCGCAGCTCGTCGCCCCCAAGACGGTTCGACGCGATAGCTTGCGACAGCTGAATGAGGCCGTTCGCGGCTTCGCGCGACGTCGTGCCCGAGAGAATGACGGCCTGGTTCAACGCCTCGGTGATGGTCAGAAGCTCCTGGTTGCTGAGGCCCAGGTTGCGGGCCGACAACGCAAGTCGGGTGTAGACCTGCGCCGTGGCGTCGAAGTTGCTGCGCGTTCGTGTCGAAATGTCGAGCAGGTTTTGGGTAGCCAAGAACACGTCACCAGTCGACGACGTCAAAAGGCTCAGGCGGTTGCGAAGGTTGGCCACCGCATCCGAATACTCGATCAGCTTGCGAATACCGAAGACCGCGCCCAGACCGAGCATAGCTCGGCGCAGAAGGTTGACAGTCCCCTCGGTCGCCTTCGCCTGCTTCGACACGGCAGAGAAGTCGCGCGTGATGACGCGCGCACCTTTGCTGTTGATGTCGATCTGTACGGTATATGACGCAGTAGGCATTTACGGATACCAGAATTGCACGGCGCGCACGCCCTGGTCGTTGAGGCCATCGATGATCGCGTTCTCGACGAACGCGGGGTTGATCGGTGCGTTCTCGGGGCGCAGCTCCACCACGCCCTCGTTCAGCAGGCCAATGTGATCCGCATTGTTCGTGATGTACACCGGAATCTCAGAGTACCGGCGCTGCGTGACGACGGCAGCCGCCAAGGCTTGCACGGCCTCCAGGTTCGCGCGCTCGCCTTTACCCAGGTGCTCGCCCGGGGAGAAGGGCGGGACGGCGCTCGGCCACGGGCCGCCAATCGTTACGATCCAGTTGGACCGCGCCTCGCCGGTATCTACCGCGGTGTCTTCGGAGAGCAGCCGGTGAATCGCGAGCGTGGCGGTCTGCACGAGCTTGTTCTCCTGCTCCGGAATGAAGTGGGCGTTGAACGCCATCAACTGGGCAAACTGCCGCAGGGTCAGCGTACGGTGACTGACGATTTTGCCCTGCGCTG